ATTGACTCTTACCAGAAATGAGCTTAACTTCATGCGGTTCAATGACCTCAATACCATTCTCATCAATGCCAGCCGGTGTCATCGCTGTCTCGAAGAACGGCACACTCATAGTGTCGTCATGACCGAAAATGCGATACCCGTAGTTAGAGTTGATGGTGCCCTTTTCATATCCAGGCATATCGCCGCTGTTACGGATGTTGTCCCAGAACTTCGAGTACGGGATGATGCTGTCAGGATCGTTATCACCACTAAGGTACCAAACGAACTCGCCCAGCAGGTACTTCAAGTTAGTCTTGCGATCTGGGAAATTCACAATACGGTTCAACGGGTTCATCAAGCTGATGTTGTAGTTCAGCAGCTCACGCGTTGTTGTCCCACGAGGATGCGCTTCCAGGCCGTGCGTCATCAGGTGGTGAAGGCAAGTGCGGAAATCATTGTTTAGGTTTCCAGTTTGGGCGTGTTCCATTAAATCTCCTCTTATTGGGTACTGGTCAATTGTAACAGTAAGAACATTTTGCGCAACCCCAAAGTAGGTTCTGCAATCAAACGATCGGCGCAATTAGCTAAATAGCTGACGGAATTATCAGATCTCGGAGCTCAAATGGTAAAGACCCTCAGTGGCGGCGCCCTAATCGCATATGGCTCAACCCTGCCTTCTGCAGGCACTACCCCAGATGGCGCGCTTTTTTACAAAACCGACGGCATTAGCGGAGGCCCGCAAGGTCTCTACATCAATGGCTTTCTCAAGGATTCGAACACTGCGGTGTTCGGTGCTCAGGTCCTGCAAGGATGGGTGCAAACTACCTCCGCAGACCTGTTCGTCCTGAAGGATGGCGACACTATGCGAGGGGCGCTGACAGTTCCTGCAATTCTTCGCGTCACCGAAAATAACACCACCCCACAACGTATCCTCATCGGTTACCAGGGTGGAGCCGCACTTCCATCAGTCATTGAGAGCGCTGGCGGAGTTCTGTCTATTGGCCGTGGCGCCGATTGGGGTACTGGTGGCACGCTTACTTCGGGTCTGAGTGTTGCTCCTGCTAATGGAAATTCCGGTCTCACGTGGCAGGGCGTACAAGTATGGCACGCCAATAATGATGGTCATAACTCTACCCTTGATGCCGATAGACTTGACGGAGAACACGGCGATTTCTACCAAAATGCGAGCAATATGAATGCTGGCACGCTTGCAGTTGCGAGAGGCGGTACAGGAACCTCATCTACTACTGTTGGCGGTATTGTCTTTGGGGCTTCAGCTTTTGCGCTTGGAACGACTGCTGCTGGAACAGCAGGTCAGGTTCTAACCTCAAACGCTGCAGCAGCACCAACCTGGGTAAACCAATCGACGTTGTCGGTAGGTAACGCTACCTATGCAGACTCAGCTGGTCTTGCAACGAACGCAACGAACGCAACGAACGCAATGTTCGCGCAGGCCGTCCCGTGGACTGGTATTACCGGGCTTGGAAGTAACTCTGTGTCATCCTATCAGACGTTGGGCTCGACGTTTGTTGCAGGTGCAATTCAGTCTTACGCTCGTTCGCAATATTTCTTTGATTTTGGAAATACTGGCGCCAAGTCACCACTCCCACCAGCATATCCACTGGCTTCTGTATCAGGCTTTGACGGGTACTTTACTAGTGATATGGGCCAGCACCAGGTCGGTATTACGGTGATGGGCGTGCCCACCAATGGAGCTCGTGGCGCGCAGCTTGCCTTTAACTGGGACTTTGAAGAAACTATGCCAGTTGGTGGTGTCAAATATCGTGTTAACGACGACACGGGCACTGTCGGGGAATGGGGTCTTTGGCGCACGATTTGGGATCAGGGCAATCTCACAAGTCTTCACCAACTGTCGAATGCAACGACCAACTATACGTCTGTTGGTTCCAACATCAGCCAATTCAATAACGATGCTGGTTATGTAACACACGGCGGCGCAACGGGTGGTGGTTCGGACCGTGTTTTCTGGGAAAATGACACGGTAGTTACTACTGACTACACGATCACCGCTGGTAAAAACGCGATGAGCGCAGGTCCTATCACCATTGCCGATGGTGCCGATGTCGTCATCCCCACCGGCAGTGTCTGGACGATCGTCTAACAAGGATATAACAAAATGTCTTTTTCAATTAAACCAGATCCAAACGGCACCAAAACCGAGCTGGTTCATGGTAGCAAAGTCGGGCTGACTCTGACCAGCCTGGGTGCTTTTTTGGATGGCGACGCCGTGCAGGACATGCAGCCCACCACCTTGCGGCAGATGGTCGGATCGAGCGTGCCTGTGGGGTCTGTGATTGCTTTCGCAGCAGCAACTCCACCCGCAGGCTGGTTCAGCTGTAATGGCCAGTATCTCAGTCGGGTTTCATACCCGAGACTGTTTGCAGTCATCGGCACTACCTTTGGTTCCAGCGATAGCAGCAACTTCAGACTGCCTGACCTGCGAGGGGAGTTTGTTCGCGGCTGGGATGAAGGGCGCGGTGCTGACTTGCAGCGTGCGCTTGGTACCTGGCAGCGGGCATCGCTTATCGTGGGTGAAGATCTGGCCAATACAGTGAACGTTGCTGAAATTGGCGGAGACCACGCTAAATGGGGCTATGACAATCCGTCAGCCTCTTGGGTGGCAGGCCTCACAGGTTCCGTTGCTGCCAGGAATGGTCAGTTCAATGCCAGTGGCTCAGGTCCGCTTGACTCTACATTCCAGATGCACCTGGGTGCAGTACGGCCTCGCAACGTCGCATTGCTGTATTGTATTCGAGGAGATTACACAGCAAGCGGTGGTGAATCCATCACGCCGGCAGTAACTACCTCCCGTACGTGGCGGTCGGTTGTCGCCAGTCGTGCTCTGGAAGGCATCTACTCTGGCGACTCGGGTGGCGAGATCAAGGTTTCTGTCTCGATCACGTCAAATGCAGGCTCCGTGGCGGGCACTCGTCCACGCTTTGCAGTCTATGTGGGTGGCGTTCGCGTGCTGGTGCAGCAGATCGGCGATCTCAATGGATCCAATTACGGCGACGTAACTGAAAACGTTACATTTGAAGTGCCAGCCAATACATCGTACAGCGTGAAGTATCTGGATGGAACCAACACCCTGGCGGTGGTTGAGTGGTCCGAACTCCGCTCTTGGACTTAAGGAGGAAAACAAAATGCTGACACTCAGCGGTAACACCGGCGTGCCGTCATCTGCCTTGCCATTCATGGTTGGACAGGTGTGCTTTTTTGCCACGGGAAACGCCCCGCCCGGCTTTTTGATCTGCAATGGCGCGATCGTCTCTCGCATTATCTACTCTGAACTCTTTGCAGCGATGGGTACGCTGTATGGTCCTGGCGACGGCTATGCGACATTCCAGTTGCCTGATCTGCGCGGGGAATTCATTCGCGGTGTGGACGATGGGCGCGGCGTGGATGCTGGCCGTGCGTTAGGATCTTGGCAAGCCGATGAGATCAGAGCTCACACCCACAGCTACCAGTGGTTTCCTGGTGACGGAAATGGCGAGTTTGACAACAACTATCAGGCCGGACACACTCAGGTGACTGGCACAACTGGAAGCACCGGCGGTTCAGAAACTCGTCCTAGGAATGTAGCTCTTCTTCCGTGCATTTTTGTAGGGGTTTAAATGTCAACAGTAAAAGTATCAAACGTTCAATTTGGCAACGGTAGTGACGCTCAAAACTTTTCCTTGAAAGTCCCGAGCATTCCTAATGGAACGATGTCCTTGGTGCGGGGTGGTGCTGATTCAGCCCCAGTTCAGACTATTTTTTCCATTGACACCGCTGGAAATATGGTGCTTGACAATGGGCAAGCGGTTACCAAGAACTGGTCGGTGAAAGACACATCGATCGCCACAACCGCATATGTCTACAACCACCGAGCCGTGCCTAGGGCGTGGGTCGTTTTTCGTGGGCTTGATGGGATGATTCTCACGCAGTACAACGTCTCTAGTGTTACTCGCACCGGGGCCGGCCTATACTCGATCGCCATGAACACCGCAAATATGGATGGCCCGTTTAACAGCGGTGATGATTACTGTGTTATTGGAAATTGCGCTACTGATTCTGTCGAGAATACTCCTCCAAGCTTTGCGCCTGGGAATGACAACATCGTCTGCACACGTACGCGGTACCAAACATCCTTTGACATCGGCACGTGGGATGCAGCAAGTTTCACATTTGAGGACCCTGGGGTGGTATTTCTTGTAATTATGGGGGTGTGATGGAAAAAATTCTTTGGAATACGCCGACAGGGCTTGGCGTGACACATGTCAGCGACGACATTACAGATGTGCAAGCGCACGCCACTATGTTGCAGCAAAGTGTATGCGCCGGAAATACGGTTCTTGGTATTGGCGAATTTGACGTCCCGCAAGACGCCTTGTCATTTGACGAAGTCAGCTTCAACCACGATACGAACGCTCTGTTCACAGATATCGAAAAGGTTAAAGAAACGACCAAAAAAAGGCTGCGGGCCGAGCGCAAGCCAATTCTTGAACGTCTTGACATCGAATTTATGCGCGCTCTTGAACTAAACGCGTCGGTTGCAGAAATCGTTCAAGAAAAGCAACGACTGCGCGACATCACCACCACAGTCGATGCCGTTGGAACTATTCCAGAATTGCGGGCGCTCAGGTGTCAATAAACGGAAGTAGGCGCCATGATTTGGCGCCTACTTCCATATAAGTTATTGGTACTTGATCAGTTCGTCTGGTACCGTAAAGTTCAGCCGCTTAATTCCACGGACAGCGTCCTTAAGAATTTCATCAGCCTGATCAGCCTTGTATTTGCGGATCACCTTGATGAGCTGCTCCGTTGACATCAGGTCCTTTGCCTTGACCTTTGGACCGAACAATAGTTTAGCAAAGGCGTCTGGGTCGCGAATAATGTCAGCGTCCTTGCTAAACTTGCCCTTATGCCCAAGCTCGTCAAGGGTTTTCTGGACCTCATCTGGGCTCACCTTAGTAACACCCTTGACTCTGCCCTTACCGTCCTTACGATTTGGCGCAATTTTGAAGATACGCTCGACTCCCTGATCCAACTTATATGCACGTGACGCTCTAACAACGTCATTGCCAGCTAGATCCTTAATGCGAAGATCTTTATCTGGCTCCATTGAGAACTTCAGAGCTGAATGCAATAGCTCATTTCGAACTCCTGACTTGTGTTTACTGTGTTCTGAGGCGTGATATGAGAACAACGCCCAGGCGACGTCAGCGACGAACATTAAGTCGACTTGAACTTTGCGATCTTTGACAGTCGGCACAGCAAATGAGTACGTATTACCACCAGTCACATGTGGTTTATTGCCGGTGGCGAAAGTAAGACTGTCAACTACCTTCTTACGGTCTACTTCTTTTTCGTTCACAGCAATGTCAACATCGCCCGAGTCCTTTTGCATTCCATTGTAAGTCAGTCGAGCTGATCCTAGCAGCCGTTCCTCAAGTGTGGTTAACGGGATTCCCGTGTGTTTTGCGACAAACTTCAGGGCCGCTTTCATATCAGCTTGTGTGGCCCGTGTAGTGCCAAACTTTTCGGTAGCTTTGCCACCCTCTAGCAGGAATTGTTTGAATGTGATCATGAACGTAATGTCAGGTTATACCTGTATTTACTTAAACGAACCGGCAACCTAGCTAACCGGATATGCAAGAGCTCTATAGACAGTTCGTTAAGCACTAATGCCCGGGCCACGGAGGTGTCGCCGGCTCAAAGCGTTCAGTTTGTCTATAGTGCTAAACAGCCGAGGGGCCCTAGGGCCCCTCGGTCATTCTACGAAAGCAATTAGGTCTTAAGTTCGACCTTATAACCCCAGAGATAGTCGAGGTACTGTAGCACATCCTGTGCATCGTCCTCGTCAAGTTCACGGTTCATGTAGTTGTCATACCGCAAGTACAGAGTGCGATCACCTTCAAGATCGGCGCCTTCAACCACAATCTGAGGAACATAGTTGATGCGCTCCTTGGATCTGGCAAGGGAAGTACGAATGTTGCGATACCCCTGGTCATCGTGAATTTCTGAAACGACTGCGCTTGTTGTCTGATGACCATAGTCCTCGTCTGCTTCATAGTTCACGCTCACCGTAAAGAGCCGCATGTCACGGATGACTTTTGGTGACAAGTACTGTTGAATGAACGAGTCGTCACGGTGTTCGAAGGCAGCTTCTTTAATGGCGTCTTGCCAGCGCTTGCCAATCAGCTTTGGGAACCATTCTTTGTCTTCGGCCGTCGGGTTTTCGCAGATACGCTTAACATCACGAAGGATGTTGAAGCCAAGAGCATAAGGGTTTGGTCCGCTATAATGCTTGCTCTGATACGTCGGCTGGTACACCACGCCAGTATGAGACTGCAGATAAGCCATGTATGCATCCGGCGTAATGATACCCTTTTGTTCCAGCCGCTCCATGATGTAGAAGTGCGAGAACGTAGCAAATCCTTCATTCAACGTCTTTGTTGGCCCTTGCGGCGAGAAGTACTGATTCACCTTGTACACAATGCGAAGAATCTCTCGCTTCCAACGAGCGAGGTTTGGCGACTTCTTCATGATGTAGTAAACCAGATTTTCTTCCTCTTCTTGGAAGAAGTCAGGCTCTTCAATGTTCAGAGCAGCTTCATCAGAAGCGTTCAATGAGGTCTTCTTGAGAATAATGTCAAGTTCAGTTTGGCGACGATCGTCTTCGATCATCATGTTCTTAAGACGCTGCTCTTCGGTCAGTGTTGGACGGTGAGTCCGCTTGAACTTGTCGATTGCGTGAGTTGAAATTGCGTGCGCAGCGTCGAGCACCATCTCAACTTCCTTCATGCCATAGCGCTCTTCGCATTGCTGAATGTATTCACGCGCAAACATCATGTAATCAGTAATGGAGCCAGCATTTGTCCATTGCTTGAAGTACTCATTATTCGCGAACACTGCATTGTGGCCGACGCCTGCGTGAGCCATCACCATAATCTGCATGTACGCCAAGTTCTCTTCCATTAAGAGATTGACGCACGGGTTCGAGTTAATGACCATCTCGTACGCAAGACCCATACGGCCCTTTTCGTACTGTTTAGAGTTCTGCAAGAACTCCTTACCAAATGACCAGTGATTGTAATGTACCGGAAGACCAATGCTGGAGTACGCATCAAGCATTTGTTCCGCTGATACGATTTCAAACTGGTTTGGGTAAAGGTCCTTGCCAGGTACTAGCTCAAGTTCTTCTTCAGCAATGATGGCAATTTCATCCCAAGCTTGACGCAGAATGTCTGGCGTCCAGTCGGTACGAGAGTCAATTAAGAGCTTGCTCATTCGAGATTCCTTTAAATGGGATAGGCTGATCTTATCGTAAAGCCTATCCCATGGCAGCTAACTATTCAGGTTGTTATTTGCTAGTTGCGCTTTTCTTGTAGATCTTGTGGAACGCCTCGAACACATCACCGTCATTGAGAATTTTTGCCATTGACAACTTAGGATTTGTGTTCGCGACGGACTGCAAAGTACTCCACAGGGTAGCACCCCAACCGCTCCAATTCTGCCCGACTTGTGCATAGCTCATGTGGCGAAGCTTTGTAAGCAGACCTTCATCCTCAAGCGCTGGAATGATTTCAGTATTGTCACCGTCCCAGTTGTCGCCGTCAGAAGCCTGCGACAAGTAGATGTTAGTCAAGTTTGAATCGTACCGAGCCTTGATGATGTCATGAGCCATGCGATAGGATGGAGAAACTGTAGTGCCACCACTGATGTGGGTAGTAAAGAACTCCTCTTCAGTCATTTCATACGGAGTTTCCGTATGCGCAATGAACACAAGATCAGTATTTGGATACTTGCGCTTGATGAACGCGTATTGCAGCGAGAAGAACTTACGAGCCATGCGCTTCTTGTCTTCATCCATAGACCCCGAGATGTCCATGATCATAATGAACACTGCGTCTGCGGACTTGACAAGGACCTTTTCCTTCTTAGTGTAGCGAAGGTCAAGCTTCTCAAAGAACGGCACACCGGCAATTTTCTTGCGGAGGTGCTCTATCTGCTCATCGATGATTTCCAGCTCGCACTGAAGCCGCATCACATCTTGATCGCCATTCGGCAGGTCTTGTCGCTGTAGCTCATCAATCGAATCAACCAACTCTGCACGCTCGAGTTCCAGCTTCTCGAGTTCGGCACGCGACTCTGCTGACAAAGCGCGACGGCGAGGAAGCGCGTTCTTGTAAGAACGAATGACGCTCAGTTGTGCAGGGTTGCCTTCCTTCTGGAAGCCTGCATGCTTTGGCATCAGCTCAGGCAGTTCCTTTTCATGGGTGTCCTGCAGATCAGGTAGTTCACAGTCCTCAAAGAAGACATTGAAGAACTCGTCACGACTAATGTTGATGACAAAATCATCTTCACCATCGTCTTGGCCGTGGCCCGCCCCATTTCCACCATCACCCTCGCCATCACCGTCAACGGGAAACTCATCACCACGTTCCCACTGGTCATTTCCAATCAGCACAATGTCGTGATCACCGGTCCCAGAAGCGTAATGTAGCGTTGGCTCATGAAGCGAGTTGCGCGTCACCTTGACGGGATTAACTTGACCACCGCCATTCCCCATGCTCTTAACGCCACCAGCATCAATGTCTTGGGGCTTTGACTGCCGAATGGCGTCCTTAATTCGACGAAGAAGTCGGTGGCGATTCGGCAATGATTTACCGCGTCCAGTCTTACGACGGTCTACGTAGATGTATGTTGCCTTTGGGAGTTTTTCCATTTGCGTGGCCTTACTGTAGCTAAATGACCAGAACGCCCAACAACCACTTGGGTTGTTGGGCTCTTCACCTAATTTCAGTGGGCGCTCTTCTTATTGTCAGCCCACCATGAAACAAGGATCTTGGTCTGATTTTGTGTATAGCCCAGAGACTCCATACGCTCCAAGAACTTGTTGTGCTTTTCAGCAGTTTCAGTATCTTGCTTAGGACCAAATGAAACTACCGGCATGATGTTCTCAGTGGCGCTGAACATTCGCTTCTCAAGGACAACCTTGATCTTCTCATATTCATTCCAACGAGGAGCAGACCCATTCTTGTTCTTGTACCGCAGAACATAGTGAACGATTTCATGACGGAAATCCTTGGCATTGTAAATGCCAGCAGGCTTCTCAATCTCTTCCAGACGCTGGTTCAGCATGTCGCGATTCAACAGAGTGTGAGTCTCAGGGTCACGGCACTGAGAGTCTTCCAACCATGCATCAGCGAACATCACATAGCGTTCAAACATGTTCTGACCGAAGCTGTCGAAGCTGTCAAGATACGCAGCACGCAGTTCCTTTTCCAGGAATTCGAAGTACTTCTGCTTCAGTTCCTTGAGGAACGTCAGGTACTGCTTGTGCTTTTCATCAGCGAGCGCTTCCTTCTTGATAGCTTCTTCAATGATGTACATCAAGTCAACTGGGTTTGCTTGCTTCTCTTCAGGGCGAACGTCAAACGTGCTCGACAGAACCTTGAAGGCGAAACGAGTGGACATACCTTGCATGCCCTCATCAACGCCAGCAGCTTCACGGTACTCTTCGTACGGCTTTGCATTTGGCATCGTGTCCTTAACGTTTTCACCGTTGTAGACCTTGAGCTTCGCCATCATGGTGCTGTTTTCGTGCTCCTTAAGACGTGTGAGAACGACCCACTGCGCAAGCATGTCCAAAGTCTTAGGAGCAATAGGTGCATTACGCAGCGTAGAGCCTCCCAGCATCTTCTCGTAGATCCGGACTTCTTCATCGCTGCGCAGACAGTAAGGAACATCCACAATGTACACACGGTCCAAGAACGCTTCGTTTGTCTTGTTGTTCTTGAAGGCAAACCATTCACTCTCGTTGGAGTGCGCGCAGATGACGCCAGTGTAAGGCATCGCGGGGATTGCTTCAGTGCCGTTGTAGTTGTGCTCTTGAGTTGCCATCAGCAACGGGTTCAAAGTCTTGATGTTTGCCTTGAACATTTCGGCAAAGTCCATCAGCCCTTGATTTGTACGGTTCAAGCCACCAGAGTAGGTGTAAGCGTACGGGTGATTTTGGCTGAAGCGTTCCAGCTTGCGCAGATCAGTCTTACCGATCAACACTGAAACGTCTTGGTTGTTTTCGTCACCAGGCTCAACCTTCATCACGCCAATTTGTGTATCCTTGTTAGGGTACAGCTTGACAACATGGAAGCGAGTAATGTCACCACCGAATTCCTTCAGCTTTTCCAGCGCCCACCCAGACAGAACGGCCTGACCAGCGTAGTTCACTGGAATGTTGTACTCATTGAGAAGTTCAGCGTGTTCCAACTTGTTGAAAAGGCCGAGTGGCGATTCAAACACTGGCGAGGTGCGCAGTTCTGGATCCTTTTCAGAAGGGTCGTACAGCGCATAGATTGGGTGCTTCTCCATGAGAGTCTTCAGACGCTCAACGATAGAAGACTTACCACCGCCGACAGGACCCTTGAGATACAGAATCTGCTTTGATTCTTCCAACCCATCGGCTGCATGGCGGAAGTAAGCAACCAACCGCTCAACAGCGGATTCAGCACCGTAAAAGTCCTTGAATGCGTCATAAACGCGGATCTTCTTGTTGCTGTGGATGCGAGACAGGCGTGGGTCCTGTGAAGTGTCCACAACAGTAGGCTCACCAATGGCAGAGACCATACGTTCGGCGGCCGTAGCATATGCCATGTTATCTGTTTTGCACAGATCGAGATATTCCTCAAGCGATATGACTTGAGGGGCTGCAAATTTCGCTGCAAATTGCGAGGCGAGAGATTTAAGAGCTGACATACCTAGGTGCTCCAGTGAATTAAGGGATAGAGAGCTTGCGGCTTCAAATTCTATTCTATGCGGTTACGCGGTATGCGTACGCACTTTTTCAGGATTGTGAGCGGGTTTAAGCGTTATTGCCGCTCGCCGGCCGACACATAATCCAAATGCGACATCTTTCCAAGCACTACGGCCCCGTCTTCAATGACAAGGTTGCGGTACTGGAGTTCTTTTGCCACGATCTTGGCGCCGGATTTGATTGCCAAAGTGCCTTCGCATACGATCAAGTCCACATGAACTTCACCAGTGACGATCAGATTTGGCACGTTGATGACATTGTCACAATGAACGATGCCGCGCACTGCTAGCGTCGTCTTCAAGTCAGGCTTTGACTTTTTTGCTTTGTCTTGCGCTTGATCATCAACCAGCACTTCACCGCCAGAGAACACAGTGCTTGGCAGTGTTTTGCTCATGTCTGGAATCTGGCTCTTTGCGATGATGTCAGGTCCACGTACCTCACCTTCAATCACCATTGTTTGGCCAACCCCAATCGTGATAGAAGAAGCCTGAAATGTGATCCCCTTACCGATAATGGAATCAAAGCCGCGAAACTTGAATGGATTTCTCATTGGAATTTTGACAGTTTAATAAAGGTGATTGGGGTGGTTGAATCTGGCGTTTCAATAGAATCGACTTTCCAATAGACGCCAAGTTCAGCTTGCTGCATGACAAACAACTTCCAAGCGCTAAAGTCATGCTGTAGAATCACATCAGCGCCAGACATATCATCGACGAGGGTGAGATAGATTTCATCCACCAATTCAGCTTCAATCACTTGATCATAGATGGTAGCGCCGCCAATGATCCAAACACCGGCATCGCATTTCTCTGGTGCACCTACAGCGGCTGCATAACAAATGCCAATTTCGTTGCAACCAGCGCCAAGTGAACAACCAACTGATGCCAGACGCTTGATGTAGTCAAGACTTGAAATGATGTTAACATTGCCAAACTGGCCTCGTAGCTCAGAGTACGGGCGTCTTGTGAGCACGTAGTTCTTTCGATTGGGCAAGCCATCCGGTCGATTCAGACTTTTGTACGTGCTCCAGCCCATAACAACCGTACTGTTGCTCGTGAGCTCCTTGAATCGCTTCATATCAGCGGGGATTTTCCAAGGAAGATCGCCATTCTTCCATCCGATCGCGTTTCCACGATCTACAGCGAGGATTATACGAATCATTACTTTAGCTCGTGGCGTGTGTCGGCTTCTTTTTTGGGCGTGGCTTTCTGCGCTTTTTATTGCGCTTCGGCACTTCCTTGATAGTCACCAGATTAAACGTGTCAAATGACCCAAATGAATCTTGTTGCGCAGAGCCATTCAGTACCGCCTTGTGTGACAACAGGGAAACTGGCAAATACGCGACACCAGGGTATGCAAAGGGCGTACCATCCTCATTCACGCGAACAGACAATGGACTTGTGAGCCGAATGTAGGGCTGCGCAACTGGAACATTCAATTGGCCTTCATGCATCTCCGGCTCTCCAACGATTATGCGAAACCCAGAGCGAAAGAGATAAAGACCACCCGTCAACTTACTCATTTGGAGTGTACCCCTCAAGAATTTTACCAACCAGACGCAACTGATTCTCAATTGAGAACTGCAGATTATTGTACACCCCAATTTGGGATGGAAACTTGCGGCGTGCGGCGTGCGCACCGGGGATAAACGATTCGCGTGTCTCTTTCACGTACCGCTCGAGACGATGGCGTTTGAAGGGGCCGACCATCGTGCTAATATTGTTCTCACGATCACCAAGCTTTACAACGCTAGTGTCTTGATCTTCAAAGATTTTTGACAGAGAATAGTTGTCATTCTTCTGTCCAAGAATCTCCTTGGACAGCATCAGAACTTTGCGCTCAATCATTTCGCCAAAGTTGTGGCGAATATCGTCTGGGGCGACAAATTTTTTCGTTTCTTGATGCGGGTCTTCAACGCAGTCATGCATGAAGATGAGCATGTACACCGTGGCTGGATTAACAATTTGCGCATGCAAAGTGCTTACAGTACGAAAAATTCCAAGTTGGTGCATGAATTCTGGAGCGCCATCATTACGAGTTCCGGTATGATGCTGCTTAGCAAACTCCAAAGCGTCAAGCACTTTGAAGTACACAACGTCATGCTGTGCCATTCCAAGCAGCCACGCTCGAGCGTGAATCAACCACTTGTCGTTTGTGACGTAGGCTTCGGTTTTTTGTGAAAGTATGCTCATAAATTATTGTAGTTCTTACGTGAGCCGGGGTGAAACCTGATAACCAGGATCAGGTAATATTGATTTCTGCTCGCTTTTTACGTACCGGCGCGTTCATGATACGTGTCAAGATGATGTGTTGCTCTAGCATCGTCAACATAATCTGGCCAAGGGCCTTGATAGACTCAGATACAGGAATGCGACCCATTGAGCAGGCGACCACATCTTCAATGATAGCATTCAACTGAGGGCGGCTAATGCGGAGGTAGTCAAGATGACCTGCCTCAACAATCGCCGTCAATGACGAGCGCAATTCATCTGGGCTAGTCGGTTCCTCAAGCTTATGTTTAGCCATAGTGACTCCTATTAGTGCTCAATTGTCACAAGCAGTACATCATCCGGTACACCGAGGCTATGCCGGTTCGGCGCCTCAATAGACAACAGTGTTTGTTTGCGCGGGTATGTTGTTGACACGAAAATTCCATTCGTGTCAACAATCTGAATCTGCACTTCCTCCCCAACAAGCGGCTGGTATTTCTTAAGCAAGGCGCGCTCATATTGGAAACACACAATTTGCGTGCGGTAAGGTGTACTCCCCTGCAGGGTAACAATGCGCTTTGCGCGAAGTTCCACGATTGGTAGATTGCCCATGGTCAAGCTCCCTTAGATGAAGATCGCATCAGACGTCCTTGCTCACGTTCCCAGTCGCGATCTTTGATAGTGTTGCGCTTGTCGTGCTCAGCCTTGCCTTTGGCAAGGGCAATCTCAACCTTGATGCGACCGTCTTTCCAGTGCAGGTTCAATGGCACGATGGTGTAACCCTTTTGCTCCGTCTTGCCGATCAGGCGCCGGATCTGTTCACGGTGCATCAGCAGTTTCTTGGTGCGTTCAGCGTCAGCTGTGACGTGCGTAGATGCTGATTTCAATGCGTTGATGTGAAGCCCGAGGAGGAACATCTCACCGTCCTTGATCATCACGTATCCATTCGTCATCTGCACTTGTCCAGTACGAATGGCTTTTACTTCCCACCCTTCCAGCACCACACCCGCCTCGAAGCGTTCCTCAATGTGGTAGTCAAATCGAGCTTTACGATTTTCTGCAATGGTCATGATCAGCTCACTTTGGCTGGTTGATTGATTTGTTCAATTGTGACTGAACTACACGCAAGATTACGCGCACCGCGCTCGAATTGATCCAAGCGATTTACGCTCAGTGTCATCATTGGGTGCAAATAATCATTGATGTTGACGCCAGGCTCGGCCATGTCGCGAACACAGGATTTGGCCCAAGTGCGAGTTTCTTGGCTTGTGGATTTGGTCATCATCATGATGGCTGCAATATAGCGGGTCACGGTGCTCATGTTTGTTCCTTGTAAAATTGGTGTCTGTTAGATGCGGGCCAGGCTAAGGAGTGTGGCTTTCATTTTCTCTACCAAACCCATTTGCCGTTCACAAATCTTAACTCGATTGGTCTTTCCAAAAACTCCATCTACCCCGTTGAAGGGTGGGTGAACGATTTGTCCAATCAACTTGGTGCCTTCCAGTTCCTCACCATTGAAGACCTGGCGCTCCACAACGATATCATACACTCGATTGTTGACATCGAGATTGATAACAGTTCCTTCAACAAAACAATCATCAGAAAACGCAAAGTCATAAGACCGAACCAAAGTCCCTGGTTGAAATTGGTCTTTGACAAGGAACGAGTTAACCAGAGCTTCGCAGTGCCACGTGCTGCAGGTCGGCATATCGCCATCAAGCAACTTGAATTTTTCAATGATGTTGTCTTGACGGCAGTACTCAACGAAGGATTCAATATCCAAGTCTGAGGTCTTAGCAATGAAATCAACTCGATGCCACATTTTGATTTCCTTTAGATTTTTGTTGATGTAATAATCTTAACAAGATTTCTTCACCTAAAAAATCTAATCTGTAACGATCGGGTTGCGTTGTTACAGATACAAGAACAGGGCCGAAGCCCTGTTAGGTGATTTGCCCCGTGATAGAGGCCATGAATCTTTCACGCTCTGCAATTTGGCGTTCAAGCTCCTCAGCCTCCTCAACCAACCTTGCTGCTTGTTCACGGTAGTCAGCAGCAAGGTTTCGCAGCTGGTCAAGTGTAAGCATACAAAAAGAGGGCCGAAGCCCTCTTGAAGTTA